CAGTCCCTGACTGACCAAGCTGGTCAACTAGCTGGCACTCCTTTAATGGATCCATCTAAAAATCCAGAAATCACTGATGCAATTAACACAATGACAACTGGTAATGTACCACAACCACAGTAATTATGGCAGAAACAATACGCTACGACACATCTGAAGATCCTGTAGTAGCACAAGAAGTAGCAGAGAAAGAGGCTGAGTCTTTAAAGATTGGCGAAGAACTTATGCAGAAGCAAGATAAAATGCTTGCTGGAAAGTATAAGAGTGCCGAAGAATTAGAGTCAGCATACATAGAACTGCAAAAGAAACTAGGAGAAACTCCTACAAGTAAGGCTGAAGATACTGCAGAACCAGAAACAGAGTATCAAATGTATTCTGATGATGGCTCTGTTAACTATGAAACAGCTAACGAATTGTATGGTGAACAACTAGGTAATACATTTAAAGATAATGGCATAGATCCATTTGCAATGAACAAACATTTTGCAGAGAACAATGGTACTTTGTCTGACGAAATGTATGACCAACTAGGTAATGCTGGTTTAAACAAACAGTTGGTAGACTCATATCTAAATGGTTTACGTGGTGAGCTAGGTTATGAAAATGCACAACCAACTTTAAGTGATGTAGAAATCAACGAAGTAAAGGCAATAGCCAATGGAGAGGAGGGATATAATTTACTTATGGAATGGGCTAGCAACAACTTAGAGAAAGAAGACATACAAAATTATGATAGTGTGTTAGCCACAGGAAATAAGACAGCTATAAAATTTGCAGTGAAAGCACTTATGGGACAGTATGAAGATGCCAACGGACGTGATTCTAAAATAGTTACTGGTAAACAATCACCTCAAGAGACTTACAGAAGTATGGCAGAGGTTGTAAGAGATATGAATAAACCAGAGTACACATCTGATGAAGCGTTCAGAGATGATGTCATTAGAAAACTATCCGCATCAAACTTAAAAGTATAGGAGATTAATCATGCCAATGGGTAAGGGGACTTACGGAAGTAAGAAAGGTAGACCAGCAAAAAAAGGCAACGGTGCTAAAAAGTTAATGGCTAAAAACCCAAAGATACCACCAAAAGTAGCTAAAGCCATTGCTAAAAACATGAAGAAAAAAAAGTGATGAAGCCCTGTACGTGTAAACATAAATGAAACTAACTACTCGCCAACAGAATACTTTAAAAAAACATTCTGAACATCACTCTGCAAAGCACATGGCTTTTATGAAAAGATTGATGAGGCAAGGTGTCTCATTCTCACAGGCACATAAGAGGGCACAAGCCAAGGTAGGTAAGTAATGCCTAAGAAAAAAAGTGTTAGCTTGTCTCTAGGTAGAGGTGAGAAATCCCGTAAGGGTGGTCTTACTGCTAAAGGTAGGGCTAAATATAATCGTGCAACTGGTTCTAAACTTAAGGCTCCACAACCTCAAGGAGGTGCACGTAAGCGTTCTTTCTGTGCCCGTATGAAGGGTAACAAAGGGCCAATGAAAGACAGCAAGGGTAGACCTACAAGGAAAGCTCTTGCATTACGAAGATGGAAATGTTAATCATGCCAAAGAAAAAGAAAAAGTCTAAACCAACAAAGAAAAAGGGGTACTAACATGGCTGCCAAGAGAGGACTTTATGCAAACATCCACGCCAAACGTAAGCGTATCAAAGCTGGCTCTGGTGAGAAGATGAGAAAACCAGGGAGCAAAGGAGCTCCCACCGCTGCCAATTTTAGAAGGTCAGCAAAAACCGCAAAAAAACGTAAAAAGAAATGACACACAACCACAACAATGACAAGTGGCACGTAGCTGAAGAGCTCAATGGTCGCCTTGCAATGATAGGAGTAGTAGCTGCTATAGGTACATACTTCTTTACAGGTCAGATTATACCTGGAATTTTATAATCAACATGCTCCCATAAGAGGTCGGCTCTAGCTGGTGGGAGCATTATAACCTCGTACATTTTACATATTTATACACATGGCTGCAATCTCATTACAAAGAGAAACAACCAATAAGTGGCAAGAGTTATGTAAGTGGGTTACAAGCACAGACAACAGACTATACGTTGGTTGGTTCGGTGTACTTATGATCCCTGCATTACTTACAGCTGCAACCTGTTTTATTATCGCCTTCATAGCTGCTCCACCTGTTGACATAGACGGGATACGTGAACCAGTTTCTGGCTCTCTACTCTATGGAAACAACATCATCTCTGGGGCAATCGTCCCGTCATCAAACGCAATCGGTCTGCACTTCTACCCGATCTGGGAGGCTGCAACCATTGACGAATGGCTCTACAATGGTGGGCCATACCAACTTATCGTATTCCATTTCCTCATCGGTGTCTCTGCTTATATGGGACGACAATGGGAACTTAGTTACAGATTAGGTATGAGACCTTGGATAGCAGTAGCATACTCAGCTCCAGTCTCAGCAGCCTTTGCTGTATTTCTTGTCTACCCTTTCGGGCAGGGGAGTTTCAGTGATGGTATGCCTCTTGGTATTTCTGGTACTTTTAATTTCATGTTTGTATTCCAAGCCGAACACAATATCCTTATGCACCCGTTCCATATGCTCGGTGTTCTTGGGGTATTCGGTGGTTCTCTTGCCTCTGCTATGCACGGAAGTCTTGTTACTTCTTCTCTTATCAAGGAGACAACTGCATTGGAAGCTCAGAACTATGGTTACAAATTTGGACAGGAAGAGGAGACATATAACATCGTTGCAGCTCACGGCTACTTCGGACGTTTACTTTTCCAATATGCAAGTTTTAACAATTCTCGCTCTCTACACTTCTTTCTGGCTGTTCTCCCCGTGGTTGGCATATGGTTTACCTCTATGGGTATAGCTACTATGGCATTTAACTTAAACGGTTTCAACTTCAACCAATCAGTTGTTGATGCAAACGGGAAGGTTATTCCCACATGGGCTGACATAGTTAACAGACAGAACCTTGGATTCGAGGTAATGCACGAGCGTAACGCACATAATTTTCCACTAGACCTTGCATAGATTTACATTAATTTTAACTTTAATTACAAATCTATTTATCATAGCTGGTGTCACTAGACACTGGCAGCCACGTCCGTTCATCCTTCGGGACGCATGCAATCAGATCATGGAACGGGGGTCTGATACTGAGGTATATTATGACTCAAGTAGAACTACAAGCTCGTCTTAAAGAGCAGAAGGATCATGCTAGAGCTATGAAACTTAAGTATCGTGGCATCGCATATACACCAAACAGGTAAATGGCATACAGGGAGGTTCGAGTCCTCCCTTACCTATTGGCATCAGCCTCTACGGAGATACCTAATGCCGTCATGACGGTGGGATAGACCACAACATCAGTATGAGTCTTAACTGAAACAAATAAGATTCCAACAAAACTAGATCTAGAAACGATAATTAATACCTTATAAAAATGGCACAACAGTCAACAAATAACCCAGCTTCACAAACCTTTCTGGGTAGAATAAATACAGCGACAAACGCTACAAACAACAGAGACCTTTATTTAAAGCTGTTCTCAGGTGAGATGTTTACTGGATTCCAAAGGGAGACAATCGCACGTGACCTAGTCATGAAGCGTACGTTAACCAACGGAAAGAGTTTACAGTTCATCTATACTGGTCGCACAAGTGCGGAATACCACACACCTGGAAACAGTATATTAGGAAACTCTGACAAAACTCCTCCAGTAGCAGAAAAAACAATTACAGTCGATGACCTATTAATCAGCTCGGCTTTTGTTTATGAGCTAGATGAGACACTAGCACACTATGAATTGAGAGGAGAGATCTCTAAGAAGATCGGCTACGCACTTGCACAAAAGTATGATAGACTAATCTTCAGAGCTATTGCTAAAGGTGCTAGACAGGCATCTCCAGTATCACTAACCAACTTCGTTGAGCCAGGTGGTACACAAATCAGAGTTGGTGCGGGTTCTAACGCAGACGATGCTCTTGATTCAACTAAATTAGTTACAGCTTTCTATGATGCTGCAGCTGCTTTAGATGAAAAAGGGGTGAGTGATGACGGAAGAGTGGCCGTATTAAACCCTAGGCAATATTATTCCCTCATACAAGAGGCAGGCTCTAACGGTCTAATTAACAGAGATGTACAAGGTACAGCTTTACAGAGTGGAAACGGTGTAATTGAAATTGCAGGTATCAGAATCTTCAAGTCAATGAACGCTCCATTCTTCTCTAAGTATGGTACAAAATATGCACCTTCTAGTGGTGCTTCAGCTGCTACTGACCTTGATACAGTAGATCCTGGAAATACAGGTTCATTTGTATCTGAGGCAATTGAAACAGCTACAACAGTTACAGGCAACAACTACGGAGCTCGTCAGAACTACGGTGCTGCTTCTAACTTTGCAAACACATGCGGATTAATATTCCAGCGTGAGGCTGCAGGTGTAGTTGAAACTATTGGCCCACAGGTTCAAGTAACTTCTGGGGACGTTTCTGTAGTTTACCAAGGCGATGTCATCCTAGGAAGACTAGCTATGGGAGCAGACTATGTAAACCCAGCAGCTTGTGTAGAATTGTTCGCTGGAACAACTACAAAGCCAGCTGCTTTCTCATAACTATTTATTTATATGGGGGCTTAGTCCCCCTTTTTTATTATGTCAGTAATATCTTACGGAGTGTCTACCGAACTAGATGCTGTAAACTCAATCTTGATGAGCGTTGGAGAATCCCCAGTTAATACTATAACTAATGTGCAAAGCCCCGAAGTGGTTATGGCACAGACTACTCTAAGGCAAGTCTGCCGTGAGATACAATCTGAGGGATGGTCATACAACACAGAGAATGAGTATCCTATTGACACCGATACCAACAACCAAGTGGTAGTTCCTAATAATATACTACAGATGGATCTTAATATATTCCAGCATGGAAAAGATTATGATGTAGTAAGACGTAGTGATAACGGTGTAGCCAAAGTGTATGATAAAAAAGGTCATACATTTACATTTACAAATGTTAGTAAATTATTTTTTGATGTAATATGGATGATAGATTTTGAAGATCTACCACAACCATTTAAAGATTACATCACCGCTAGAGCCTGTAGAATCGCCTCTAACCGTATGGTAAACAACCCGCAGTCTGCTAAGTTACTTGAAGCTGATGAAGCCTATGCAAGAGCCACTGCACTTGAGTACGATGCAAAGCAAGGCGACTATAATATCTTTAATGATTTCCAATATCAACAAGATGCAAATACCGTGTATCGTCCATTTAAAGTATTGAGAAGAATGTAATGCCAACAGTAAATCAACGTATCCCAAACTTTCTAGGGGGTGTATCTCAACAGCCAGATAAAATTAAATTTCCAGGACAGGTAAGGGTATGTGATAATGCTGTCCCAGACATAACATTTGGTTTAAAAAAACGTCCAGCTGGAGAGTTTGTTAAGACCCTAACTAACGCAAACGGCACAGGATTTTGGTACGAAATTTTGAGAGATGGTGACGAAAAATATATTGTACAAATGACACCTGCTGCCAGTTATTCTGGTACCAAACCTATACGTATATGGGATCTATCAACTGGTGTAGAACAAAGTCTCACTAATAGTAATGGAGATTCTTTATTTCAATACATGCAGCAGACAGGTACACATAAAGAATATTCAATACAAACTATACAAGATTATACGATTATATGTAATCCACAAAAAACAGTAGGCACTACTGGAAATACCTTTTCACCTATCCATAGCGGGGACTATTCTTATGCTAGGCTTGATACTGTGGCTTATAATACTGAGTATATATTATATTCTGGTACAGCACCTGCACCTAATACTTATTTCAGAGTAACCTCTGTTAAAGTAGATAGGATTGTTGGAGGCAGTGCACAAGGCCCAACCTTTGATGACACAAATGAAGACCAAAGTAAATCTGGTACATTGACGTGGTCATTCTCTGGGGGTAGTGCAGTTAATACCAGTGGTGCACAAGTAGGTGGCACAAATATTACAGAAAATATTGAGGGCAGTTTACAAGTTAACGGTAATAGTTTTATTGCTAATAATGTAGCCACTTATCAAGGTAATGATAGTTCTGATGTAAATAAATTTTTAGGATATACTCAAGATTATGATGTTAGATACACTGCTACAGTAACCTTACAAGACGGTGGTTTAATTAGGACTACTAATAAATCTACTGCAGAAGGACTATTTATAGACATTACTTTAGAGGGA